CTTGTCACCCGGCGGGCGACCGTGACCAGCAAGGGCAAGCTGGGGGTCGAGTCCAAGGACGCGCTACGGGCCCGCGGGATCGCCAGCCCGGACCGGGCCGACGCCGTCGCCCTGGCCGTGGAGGGTGCCGTCGTAGCGCTGGATTTGACAATGCACTACGAGCGTCCATCCTTGCTGGAACTGATGAAACAGGCGGCCGCCGGCAGCGAGAATGCCGGCTGGGACGCCGGGGGATAAGGGGGAAACCAATGAATGCATGGAACTGGGTCACATCGAACTGGACTGAAATCGTCGCCGCCATCGGGGCCGTGGTCATCGCCGCGCGGGTCATCGTCAAACTGACGCCGACCGCCAAGGACGACAGCGCGCTGGAAAAATTCATCGCGCTGCTCAAGACCGTCGGGCTCCACATCAAGTGACGAAAACCAAGTGTTTGTGTGGATCACCGCCCTGCTGACTTTCCTGGCCAAGCTGGCCGACCGCTTTCCCACCGGGAGCCAGCGTGACGAGTCCGCGGCCCGCAAGGCATGGTGGGAGGCCCGTGGCCGCATTGATGCCCGTCTTGGCCCTCGTCCTTGGTGGCTGCGCGACCATCACACCGCCGGCAGTGCGGACGGCCGGTAACGCCGACCGCCTCATCAACGACCCGCGCTTTGAAAAAGTTTTACAGGCTGGCGACGACGTCAAGGGCTGGGCCTACGACGCCGTCCACACCGTCAACGACCTTGAATATGAGGTACGGGTAAAATCCGATGGCAAAAGATAACGAGTTTTACCCAGACATCCACGGCCGGATCATCGACGACCTGACCCGCCGGCAGACCTGGGACAGCCGCCAGAGGCAGTTCTATGAGATGCGCACCTTCGGCCTGCGCCGCAAGGTCAAGCCGTGGCCGACCGCGGCCGACATGCACGTCGCCCTGATTGACCGGGTCATCGAGAGGCTGAAGCCCAACTACGTCAACTCCGCCCTGGGCAACGACACCGTCGCCGGCTTCGTCCCCATGCGCCAGCAGCTGACCCCGCTGACCGTCACGGCCGAGCGGTTCTTTGATTTTAAGATCCGCGAAAAAACCAATTTTCAGGAGGAGATCGTCCGGCTGATCGACGACATGCTTCTTTACGGCCGCAGCGTGCTCAAGGCCGTCTGGGACGAGAACAAAAAGCAGATCGTCTTCCAGGCCATCGACCCGACCCGCTTCATCGTGCCCGACTACACCGTCGGGCTGGACGAGGCCGACTACCTGGTCCACGTCATGGTGCAAAGCGTCGAGCAGTACAAGCGCAACGAGGCTTACGAGCAGGACGAAGACTTTATAAAGACGATAACGGGACGCGGGACCAAGTTCGAGGGCATCAGCACCGAGAAGGAGCAGACCGTTTTCCAGCGCGAGGGGCTGACCTACGAGGACCGGCAGGACCGGATCGTGCTTTGGGAGGTCTACACCAAAAACAAGGACGGCGACTGGGCCGTGCGCACCTACAGCCCCCTCCAGCCCGGCAAGCCCGTGCGCGAGGATTTCGTCCTGCCCTACCGGCACGGCATGTGCCCTTTCACCGACTTCAGCTACGAGCTGGTCAACGGCGGGTTCTACTCCGCCCGGGGCGTGGCCGAGATCCTCGCCGCCAACGAGGCCAGCCTGGCCAAGCTCAAAAACGGACTCATGGATTTTCTCGAATTGGCCAACCGGCCCCTGTTCCAGGCCGAGAACCCGGTCTCGCTCAACACCGCCAACATGCGGATGCAGCCCGGGCAGATCCTGCCCCAGGGCATCAAGCCGGTCATTATGACCGGGCCGCCCATCGATTTCATGCGCGTGATGTACGAGGAGCGGTCAGAGGCCGAGCAGCGTGTCGGGACGGTGGATTTCGGAATTGGAAACAACCCGTCCGATCCGTCCAGCTCGCGCAAGACCGCCACCGAGATCCAGGCCCTGGTCAACACCGGTGCCGCCGGGTCCGACCTGCGCAACCGAATTTTCAGGATGAGCCTCGGCCGCCTCTTCCGGCAGTGCTGGGCGATTTATGTCCAGTATGACAAACGTGATTTGTCGTACAGGTACGCCGAGGATCTGGGCTCCGTCCCGCCCGACGCCATGCACGAGCAGTACTCGATCATGCCCAAGGGCGGATACGATTTTCAGACCCGGCAGTTCCAGCTCCAGAAAGCTGTTGCCCGGATGCAGCTCTTGGGCCAGTCGCCTTTCATTAACCAGGCCGAGCTGGTCAAGTCCGTCCTCGAGCTGGACGACCCCAGCCTCGTCCGCCGGCTGGTGCAGGATCCTCAGTTGAACGCCCAAGACCAGCGCGAGGAGCAGGCCAAGGAACTGGCCGCCATGCTCTCGACCGCCTTCCCCATCGCCATCAAGCCGACCGACGACCACAAGGCGCACCTTGAGGTGCTTTTCGATTTCCAGCAGGCGGCCGAGAACGGTTTCCGTCCCGTCGACCCGGCCGCCGGCCAGGCCATCGGCCAGCACGTCCAGCAACATTTGCAGGCCCTCGAGCAGGTCGATCCGAACACCGCCCGGGCCATCACCGCCCAGCTCAAGAAGATGGCCAAGGCCCAGGAAAGCCAGCAGATGCAGGCGCTCCCCGGACAGCCCGGCCAGCTCCCGCCGGCCCCGATGCCCGCCATGGCGGTGTGAGCCGAGGATATAGCATGCCGATCCCCCCCATGCGCAACGACGTGCAGAAACGCGGGCTGACGCGATTGTGCGACTGGGCCAAACAGCAGGGCGCCCGGGACAGGGCCGTCGAGATCGGGGCGTATGCCGGGGAAGGCACCGTGATCTTTGCCGCCCATTTCGGGGAGGTCGTGGCGGTGGACCCGTGGGTCAACGGCTATGACGACGGCGACCTCGCCAGTTACCAGGCCCCGATGGAGACGGTTTTCGGCGAGTGGCAGGCGCGCACCGCGCCGTTCCCCAACATCCGGCACATCCGCGCCACCGCGGCGGACGCGGCCGCGCATTTCGGGGACGGCAGCCTGGATTTCGTCTATGTGGACGGCGACCACCGCTACGGGGCCGTGTTGTCGGATCTGACCCTTTACCTGCCCAAGCTGAAAAAGGGCGGCGTGATGTCCGGCCATGACCTGTCCTTCGTGTCCGTCCAGACGGCCCTGCAGGAGGTTTTTGGCGAAAGGTCCGATCCCACATTGTTTGACGGCGACAGCTGGGGGCTGGTGGTATGATCCGCTTCCTGCGCGCCTGCCATAACGCCGCGCGTCATATCGCGTGGGTCGAGGAGCCCCGGTGGGAGGAGGACGACGCCAAGGCGCTGACCGCGTTCATGCGATCCCCTTCCGGCGTGCGGATGGCGGCGATCCTTCGCAACATGACCATCCGGCAGGATGCGACCGCCGTCTCGAAGGCCGATTTGACAGCGTGCGGGTTCGCAGTAGGGTTTCGGGCAGCAGTGGCCGTGATTGACTCCCTTGGAGTCGGGGCGGCCCATCCCGCGGGAGGGGGTGACGAGGAGGGTCCCGCGGAGTAACAAATCTCGTCGAATTCCCGGCCGTGGCCGCTGACCGCCATGGCGCAGGAGTAAAGGGGGCAGCATGGGGGCGACACTGGCAGAAGAAGGGGCGGAACTGCGGAAGCTGGCGATGATCGAGGACGGTTTGATCCCGGCCGAGACCAGGACCGAAACCGGAGGGACGCCCGAACCGAAGCAAGCGGAGACTACCGATCAGCAACCCGCGGCTGAGTCAACCACCACCGAAACCAAGAGCACGGACGCCGGGGCAGTTTCCCCGGATCAAACGGACGAGGCTCAGAGTTCTTTAACAACGACCGAATCCAGCAAGCCGGCTGAGTCGCCCGGGGATCAACCCGCGGAGAAGCAGCCCAGCAAGTTCGAGAAGGCCAAGTCCCGCCAGCAAAAAGAGTGGGAAGCCATCCAGGAGGAGAAGGCCCGCCAGAAGGCCGAGCGCGAAAGGCTCGAGTCCGAGCGGCAGGCGTTTCTCCGGGAGCGCGAGGAGGCCCGGGGCCAGAAGGTGGAAAAGCGGTTTGACGCCGCCGACTACCGGGAGGCCGCCAAGGGTTTCCGCGAGGAGGGCCGGGAGGACCTGGCCAAGGCCGCCGAGGAAAAGGCGGCCAGGATCGAGACCGAGGAAAAGCAGGAGTCCGAGAAACGCTTCCGCGAGCAAAGCGAGAAGGCGTGGAACGACAACCTGGTCCAGATGGCCGACAAGCATCCCGATCTCCGGGACGCCGGGTCCAAGCTCCACAAGAAAGTCTCCGAACTATTGAAAACCAACGCGGTCCTGCGGTCCTATCCGCTGGGCATCGTGGACGCCGTTCGGGTCGCCACGCTTGAGATCCAGGCGGACGACTCAACCGGCTTGAAGGACGAGGTCGAGAAACTCCGCAAGGAAAACGCGGATTTCAAGAAACGGCTCCAGCCCGCCACGGGCTCGCCGGCCACGCCGGCGGCCAAGAAGCGCTTTGAGGACATGAACCTCAAGGAACAGGGCGAATTCCTCCGCAATGCGGCACTCGAATTCGACCGGGCGAACTAGGAACCGACAGGAGAAAATCAAATGGCATTGGTAACCACCGGGAGTCTCGGCGACGCCTACCAGAAGCACTTCAGCAAGCTGCTTCTCGAGCGTCAGCTGCCTCTCCTTCAGATGGAACAATTCGCCCTCAAGGCGACCCTGCCGCGGAAAAGCGGCACCGGCAATCCGGCCTCGTCAGGCCAGATTGTCTTCTTCAGATACGACAACCCGAGCATCTCGAGCATCGTCGAGGTCACCTCGGAAGGCACCAACCCGGGCAGCAACGAGCGCCAGCTCTCGCTGTCCACGGTCGTGGGCCAGCTGCGGCAATACGCCTCGCTGGTCAAACTGAGCACGTTGCTCGAGGCGACGAATCTTTTCGATTCGTTGTCGCAGGCGACGACCCAGTTGTCGGAAGACCACGCGCTCCACGCGGACACGCTGGTCATGCGTCAGCTCACCAGCGCGACCATCGCCGCCGGCGGCACCGCCGTCACGGCCCAGGCGCGCTACGCGCAGAACGGCACCAACTCCACCACGTTCATCTCGGCCACGGCGGCCAATTCCGCCGTAACCGCCCTGGACCTCCTGGACGCGGTCACCGATCTGCGCGTGCAGAAGGCGCCCACCGTCAAGGGCGGGTACGTCCTCATCGCCGATCCGCGCACCGCGCGCTCGATCCTCAACGATGACGACTACATCCAGGCGCACCACTACAACAACACCGACAGCCTTCTGAAGGGCGAGGTCGGCACGTATTACGGGACCAAGACACTCTTGTCCCACAACGTGCTGTCCTACGGTTCCAGCACAGCAACCACGGTCGGCACGGCGGCCGCGTACAACGCGTCCACCGTTCCCTTCCTGGCCAATCTGGTGCTGGGCGACCAGTCCTTTGGCGTGCCCAGCCTGACCGGGGATTCCCCGTTCAGCCCGAAGGTGCTGCTCTCCAGCGGACCCGACAAGGAAGATCCCCTCGATCTCACCACCGTCGTGGCGCTGAAGACGTACTACACGGCCGTCACGTTGAGCACGAACTTCTACCGCGTGCTCTTCAGCCGGTCGGAGGTCTAACCCTCATGGGCCTGCTGGTGATCACCATGGGCCCTGCGGCGGACGCCCGGGGGATGAAAGACTCCCCCGGGCCGAAGCCCAAAAAGAAGGAGGCCGCTATGGCCGAAGTTATGATTCCGTTGGAAAATGTTTCGGTCATGGACGGCGAGGAGATGACCGAGCCGTCCGTGGGCGACACCATCGATCTCACCGGCGAGGTCACCGAGATCCGGGACGGCAAGGCCGTCGTCCGGGTCATCGAGGCCGAGACCGGGGAGACCGGGGAGACCGAGGAGGAACCCGCGGCCGAACCCACCTTGGAAGAGGAGGGCGCGGCCTTGAGGAAACTCGCCGAACAGGAGGACATGGAAGCCTGATGCCCCTGTACGAATACCGCGACAAGGAAACCGGCTCGGTCGTTCTCATCGAACGGCCCGTGGCGCAAAGGGACGAGGTCCCGGAGCGTTACGAGAGGCTCGGCTTTCCCTCGCGGTTCGGACTCAAGGGCCTTGGGGACGTTCCATACCATCCGGCATCCCCGGATGGCAGAAACGTCCTGGCGGGCTACTACGCGCAGGAGCAGAAACTCGGGAGCCGGTTCCGGCCAGGGCACCGCACCGAGACCATCAAAAAAGCCTGGTCAAATCATAGGAGCCCAGATCCAACATGAGCCAAGAAAACATCCGCAGAGAACTGGCCGCCAAACGCGGCCCGATTCGCATCGATAGCAAAAGGGAGTCCGTGGCCCTCGATTTCACCACGTCCGCCACGACCGGCACGTTTGATGCCGCCACC